ACAATATTGTGATATTGCAAAGAAATCAAATTTATCTAAATGTGCATCAGGTATCGAGCATCCGTACCTAGTGTTTCGTAAAAGATCAAACAAGCACCACGCAGGATCATTTGTGAAAGTTGCAGCCCCTAATGTGCCGTTAAATAAACCAGAATAAGTAATTCTGCCAATATGTGTTGTTGTATCTACAGTTCCATTATGTGGTATTTGTACCTTTATACCTCTTATTAGAAAGCGTCTTTCAGGGATTGAATTAAATTGTTGAGCATTAAATTCTAAAAAATGTATCGCACTATTTGGGTATCTTAAATTTTCATCAATTATTGTTGTAAAACTTGTCCAATTTAAAGTATTTTGTCTTTTTGCACTTGTTTCATCTGCACTTGTTCTAGTCAATCTTATATCTACAGGAAATGCAGCGCCTTGAGGTATATTTATATTATAAGTTCTACTATATGAATTACTTGTTTTTCCTTTTATTGTCGGAGAAGTAACAACAGCAAAACCACCACCATTGAATTGCAAAGATATTTGAAAATTTACTCTATGTCCAACAATATCACCATCGCTTTGAATAATTTGTAAAGTTGGAATCTGTACTGTCACTAAAACCCTAGTAATGTTAGAGTCTGTTATTGTTCGTGTTATAGGCCCGCCAGACTGAGTAACAGTAACACCAACAGCTGAAGTTGCCTCTATAAAATTTGCCTCTGCAAACAAGGCAGTTTGGTCTTGTGTTCCAACTCTAAAAGCTCTAGAGAATCCTTGAAAATTATTTAATGAAGTTTTTTCAAGAAAGACATCTTCAAATTGGTCAATCTCTCCCTCACTCACGAGGTCTAATACTCGTGCGAATTGGGTGCTTTGTAATGTATCAGGTGCTTCTGTAGGAGTTCTTGGGCCTCCACCTTTTTTACTTCCTCTTAAAATTATTTTATCTTCTGTCATTTTTAAGCTGGTAATACTGGTGGAGCTGCATTAAGACCAGCACTTATAACCACACTTCCAGTTACAACACGACCATAACAAATCGGAACTGGCAATCCCTGATCGCTAACGTTAACAATTCCGCTAAAGCTAAACGATTGTAGTTTTGATGCTTCATTAACACTTGGGGGTGCTGGACTTAGTAATTGACTAACACCACCTAAAACTAAAGAAGTTCCAATATACCCTAATGCTTTTGATGCGGCAGCACCCAATAAACCACCTCCAGAACTACCTAAAAAACCACCACCAGCTATAGGAGCAGCAAAGACAGCTAAGCCAATTAGTAAAGCTCCAGCTAATATTTGTCCAAAACCCCTACCAGCACCTTTGACTACAGGTACAATGTGCATTACATCTTTTTCTGACCAAGGTTCTAACATTGGCTTTAGATTTGTTTTATATATTTTTTGTTTTCCAACAGTCACTTTAAATCCATTACCTTGCTCATCATTATTTAAAAACCAATTACTTAACTCAGGAAAATTTACACATAATGCTTTTATTGCATGAGATGGATTATCAACTTCTAACTCAAAAGTTGCCTGACCTAGCTCTTTTCTTAACTCACCATAAACCTTAATAATTTTCATAATGATCTATGTCTAGCAGCAAAAGCTATGTTTTTTATATAATACTCCCCTAAAATATCTCTGCTACTTAACCTACCTTGCACATGATGTAAAACTTGTTGATCTCCTAAATAAATTGCAGCATGATTTGGCAAATTAGCTTCTAATTGCATAAATAATAAATCATGTTTTTTTATTTCATCTAATGGTATTTTTATAAAACCTTCTTTCATAAAATTATCTTCATACAAACTTTGACCCTTTTTCCAAAATTCATCTGCCCTGTAATAATCACGCAGTTGCAAATTAAATTCTTTTTTAAAATAATCTCTTACAAGTGTGTAACAATCAATAATTCCAAACTGAAATTTTCTTCCAACATAAGGTAATTCAAACCCAGATGGTTCTAAATAACCCCATTTCTCTGTATTTGGATTAACTATAAACCAAGGAACTCCAGATTTTTCACAAGCAACTTTATCTCCGTCACTTGGAGTAGGTTGTTCGTATGGATGAGAATGTGCAACACCTACTATTTCACCCTCTTCATCTGCTTTTATGTAATCATCATCTGCTAAAACAAAACATTCTTTAGGTAAATCAGCGATATTTTTACATCTTTTATACACAATCCTTCCTTTCCTAATTATCACAAGACCGCAACTTTCTTTAGGACATTCTTCTTTTGCGTGTTCTAATATTTGATTTTTAATATCTTCTGTAATATTCATTTCAACATACCCAAACTAGGAAATGAACCATATGGCAATGCGGAGAATTGTCCAAATCTTGCTTTACAAGAGGTAAGGCGTTTTCCACAAACATCTTGAGCAGCACTACCAACAGCTTGATCGTTAAAGTCAAAATAATTTGTACCTGTATAACTACACTCAGAACTTCTATATACCCATTGGCAAATGTTAGCTACACATTGCCTTTTAGGTAGCATATCTCCCTGTTTATCAACAGGCATAACTAATTCGAATTGAACGGCATCTCTTGTTTCAGATACTTTTCTATCAATCGTAAAAGTTTGATCAGGATACCTTGCGTTTGGATCAGCGTCAGGTTGTCCATCAAGATATTTTCTTAGTGTTGTAATTCTTCTAACTGTTGTTCCTGTAAGATCATTACCATTAAAAAGTGCAGTCTGACTTGGGTTTGTAGCACGTTGAACATTGTTTACAGTTTTAATTAGTGCAGTAATTGAACCATCTAAATTTGCAACAGTAAGAGTTGGCCTTGGTAATGTGCCTTGTGTAGTCATTTCAAAACCTTCACTTTGTATAGGAATAGCTGTGTATGAATTACTGTTAAAAACTATATTTCCTGTAAAACCTTCATTCAGTCCATTATGAAAATAATATTTTGTTACGCCTAGAGCAGTTGCAACTTCCGAAACAAATTCAAGTTCAAATAATTCAATAATTTTATCAGGTGCAAAACTATTTAAATCTTCAAAAATACTACTTATAGCAGTCCAAACAACAGTATTATCTGTAACAGTAGAGCCTACATCTGTGCCAAAAGGCGGTTCAGAACTGCCTGTGGTTCCGGCTGTAGTACATTCAAATACTAATCCAGTTGGAACTATAGCGGAAGCTGCCCTAACAACAGTTCCAAGTGTTGTAACTGTATTTGCAGTCCAAGCTGAATAAGCCATTAAGTTTCAAATACCTCCCTAAATGTACATTGAATTACTGCACGATTCAAATATGGAATACTTTTATTAAAACTATCACAAACAAATTTACGTTGACCTGACATCGTTAAATCTACGTTTCCACTTGTCGTTCCACTTGCACTTGTAATCACAGTAAGAGTGTTTTGGTCTACAGAGGAAGTAACAATATAATCACCATCAGCAGCAGAACCACTTGTAAAATCTAGTGTGACTTTATCGCCAATGGCTACTCCATGATTTGTAATTGTAATTGTTACCGTACTTGCTGATCTTGAATATGTACCTGTTTTAGAAATACCTTCACCTGGAGGAGTAAAATTAAAACTTTCATTGTCAAAAGCTCTACTATTTAAAAAAGCCTCTATAACATCAGAATCCGCTTCTGATACATTAAATTCTAAACTATAAGTTTTGGGGTTTTGATTTATGCCAAATGATAATCTCTGTTCAAATCCATCACCAAAAACAACTTTGCGAACATTTGGGGATGTATTTTTTGAAAAACTATATGTTGGTGTGATATTTGGAAAAGTTGCCATAATTATGCTCTAGATAAAAGCCCTCCAGCTCTTGATTGTTTCACAAGTTCTTGTTGTACAGCTAGACCAATTAGTTTTCCTAATTGACTAGAAGTAGCTTCATCACCTTCTACTTGAGTTCCAGAAGCATCTACATTAACTACTATATTATTACTTCCACCTAAAGCACTATTAGGAGTAACCATGCCACTTACACCAGGGGTAAATAATTCTGGTCCTTTCTCACCAACAATATAAGAGCTTCCTCCTTTTGCTGGTCCTCCTGCGTGTAAAAATCCTCCAAATAAAGTTCCTAATAAACCTCCTCCTTTTGTTAAACTTCCTCCAACATTTCCAAATAGACCCATATT